AGAGTCATTAGTGGGCTAGCAAAAGAGTTTGAGAAAGCGGCTCAATTTGGAATGGGGCCGGAAGAGATATTAACCGAATGGGAGACTAGGAGCTGGAAATCATTCAAGGCCGACTGGTGTAAGCCTAATGGATTTGGAAAACCTGACAACTTCATGCAAAACGTAAACACATTGCAAGACATGCAGCTACCAGATCAACAGCATAATGGATTATTGACTAATGACTAACCAGAATAGATTTAAGCAAGCAATGGCAGGACTGGCAGCGGTATATCAGAATGTTTTGCAATCTGAGCAAATGGCCATGTATTGGGACGCCCTAGGCAGGTTTAATCCAGATCACCTAGACAAAGCGGTTAAGCTTCACATTGCAGACCCAGTAGACGGCAAATGGTTCCCTAAGCCTGCCCACCTGATTGGCCACATTAACGAAATGATGGCAGCAGAGAAAAGACGCGGGGCAATTGCTCACGATGAGGTTAAGCGATTGGAGCGGGCAGAAAGGCAGCCAGCGACAGAAGAGCAAAAGGCGCGAATAAAAAAAATGCTAGAGGAGCTTAAAAAATGAGTATTGATGCAAAGAAATGGGTAGATGCTGATGACCAGCTTTTTAATGGCGACACTTACCAAATACTATCAAAAGAGTCATTAGTGAATATCATTGAGAAGTTTTTATCTGATTCATCTCTGGATGCAGAAATTTCGGCAATCAAAGGGCTTGCGCTTGTGGAGTGCCCTGTCAGTGGTTACATAATCACAAGCAAGGAATCAAGAGAGCAGATATTGAAGTACGCTGAATTCTTAGAAAATACAAGGGATTGAATTATGAGCTATGAAAAAAGCGTAATTGGCTCGCTACTGCTAGACCCGCACGTTATTGAAACGATCAAAGGCATTGTTAACCCTAGCGATTTTGGCAATCAACATCTAGGCGAAGCACTGCGGGCAATTTATGAGCTATCAGAACGAGGCGACCCCGTAGACGTGCTAAGCGTAGGCGATGAGCTGGGCAACCAAAAATACAACACGAATATAAACGCCTCAGATTTATCTGATATGCAAGACGACACTCCAAGCGCGGCCAATGTTGAATATTACGCAGAACAGGTCAGGGACGGCGCAAAGCGTAGAGCGGTACAAAGTGTTGCTAGATGTGCGAACGAGGCTGAAACGGGCGCTGAAGCCGTAGACGAGGCATTAAAAGCGTTACTTTCAATTAATACAGAGCAGAAAGATAGCCAGAAGGATATTAATGAATCGCTAACCAATGTTATCGAGCATTTAGAAGCTATCTCAGACGGTAAAATAATCGGACAAAGTACAGGGTTAGCAGATTTAGATGCAATGATCGGCGGTTTATTTGGGGGTAAGCTTTATATTATCGGGGGTCGTCCCGGGTCAGGGAAAACAGTTTTAGGCTTAAACATGATAACCCAGGCGATAAAAGACGGCACAGCATCACAGGTTTATAGCATGGAAATGCCAGACAAGGACTGCACATACAGAATGATATGCTCATTAACCGGGCTTAATACCCGCGCTAAATTCGATATGCAGGATAGCGACTGGCCATTACTCACAGCCGGGTTCACACTTTTAAAGGATAAACCACTAAAAATAGATGACGCGGTTGGGTATGGGGTGTCTTATCTAAAAAGACAGATAAGAGCGCACGCAGCTATTCATGAAAAAAGTGTGTATATGATTGATTACTTGCAGTTAATGAAAGTAAACGGGTCAGATAGGCAAGAAGGGGTATCAGAGATAAGCCGGGAGCTTAAAGTTTTAGCGCTAGAATTAGATCGACCAATAATTTTGCTTGTTCAATTGAATCGGGGGCTGGAGTCTCGACCAGATAAGCGCCCGGTAAGCTCAGATATTAGGGAGAGCGGTAGCATTGAGCAGGATGCAGACGTAATCATAATGACGTACCGGGATGAAATGTACTTTGAGAATACAGATCAAAAGGGTATTGCTGAATTGCTCGTAAGAAAGCACCGGGACGGGGAATCTGGAACAGTTCGAGTTAAGTCTGAACTGCAATATTCTAGATTTTCAGACTTGGGTTTTAGTAGTTATTAACGGTGAAGCAAGGCAGATATTAGAAGCTGCTGAGTTAAAGCTAGATGAATTGATTAATTAGAGGGTGAGAGAATGAGTAAAGAATGTAAAGAATGCCGCAATGAGCGATATATTGTACTTGGTTGTTGCTCAGGCAGAGAATGTGGATGTATGGGGCAGGCGGTAGCTATTGCAAACTGTAAGGAGTGCAACCCTTTGGCAGCAACCCCTATATCTAAGGGGTTAGAAAAAGAATATGGATATCTTGAGTATGTTGGCGTGATAAATCTGGCCACTAAAACCAGCTAATTTGTAACATTCTGCCAATTACATAAAGGCAGTATAGATTAAAATAGATATTCAAATAAGGGGGTGGATATGAGATTAACAAGGAATCAATTAAGTCTAGTTAGGGTTGTGCAGGATAATTATGGAATTGAAGCCAAGTCTATAGATAATTTAGATCTAGCAATGAAAGCATGCCTAATAAGAAAGGGCGCATTAACCGAGAATGGCGGGCGCTTGTATGTTTCGCTTCAAACGCAAAGAGGATTTTCCAGATAGATATTCAAATAGGAGAGAGTAAATGAACTTCACAAAGGCCGAGAGTAAAAGGCTATTTGGCCCAAAGCTTAATAAGTACAACACCACAAAAGACGGCAAGTATGTGGCTAGAATCAAAATCAATAAGCGTGTGAATAATAAGTGCCAGTATAAGACTGGTAAGAAGTTCGACACGATAGAAGAGTGCAATGCTGAGCAGGAAAGAATGCTGGCTTGTAAGAAGTTATAACCGCAACATTAACGGGCGGCTTGACCGTCCCTTTTAATTATATGTTATTGCTTGGAGGCGATAATGGCAACGGTAAACAAAAAGAAGCAGCGCATAAAATATTTAGTTGGCATCCACACAGCTCTAAATACAGCCGAAACAAACGTTACAGAAATGAGCGAGGGCTTTTATTCATATAGGCAGGAAAAGATAAAACAAGTTTTGGCCACTGTTAAAGAGTTGCTGGCAGAGGATGGTATATACCCAGCAGAGCAATAACCGCAGCATTAACGGGCGTGAGTCTAGCGAGCGTCCACTTTGAATTATTTGTTATTTTTGGAGGCATGAATGGCACAGGTGCTTAGGATTATGTTAAGACAAGAAAATGGGGTCTATCTTGGAGCTAGTTGTTTGCCAATTATTTGGTTTAATAACGAGCTGGTTAATGCTACAAGATTAGAGTTTTAGGAGTAAAAAATAACAAAGCGATACACGGCTGAAAGTCCGTGTGATCAAAGTGTTATGTAAGAAATTATCAGTGATTTAGCCTATATCTGGTAGAAATTATCACTGTAATTAGATTTATAGAGCGGATAATAGACCGCTCAACAACGGGAGAGATAAGATGAACCAGCAGTTAACGGTACCTGATTTAGTTAATCAGCAAGAGACGTTCTTTGCTAAGGCTATGACGGTCGATAGAAAAGACATTGTGTGGAATAAAGAGAGTCAGTTTGCTATTCAGGCTCTATCCAACAATGAATACCTATGCGGTACGGCCATGAAGAATCCGGCCAGTATGCAGAATGCAATTATCAATATTGCAGCGGTAGGTATCAGTCTAAACCCAGCGCTTAAGCACGCCTATTTAGTACCTAGAAAGCTAGGTAAGGGCGTTGCTGTGTGTCTTGATATCTCTTATCAGGGATTAATGCACATAGCCATGCAGAGCGGCTGCATTGAGTGGGGACAGGCTAAACTTGTGTATAAAAATGATACCTACACAAATAACGGTATTGATAAGCAGCCTACCCACCAGCAAGACACGTTCGGAGATAAGGGCGATATTGTCGGGGTTTACTGTACAGTTAAAACCAAATCAGGCGACTACCTAACTGAAGAAATGGATATAGCAGCCATTAGAAAGATTCAGAACGCCTCTCAAGCTAAAAATGGGCCATGGGCTAATTGGTGGGAAGAGATGGCGCGTAAAACAGTTGTAAAGCGTGCCTATAAGTACTGGCCAAAAGCCGAGGCAGTGAGCGAAGCAATTGCAGTTATCAATGAGCATGAAGGAATTGATTTTGATAACATGAAAGAAGTACAAGAGCCTAAGCGCACGCCATCACATGCTTATGCAGCAAATATTGAATCAATAAATGCTATTAGATTGGCGTTTAATGAAGAGCGATATGGTGATGCGGTTATGTATTGGGATGAGATAACAGGCGACCCAGAAGGCAATGTAAACAAAGGCGAGGATGACAAATCCCTGCTTAATGTAGCACCAAGCAAGTATCAGCTGGCCGGACTACCTGAGCCAGTATTCACAACAGAGCTTCGCAAATTCTTAAAAGAAAGCGCAAGCCAATACCGTTAGGAGAGAGATAAATGGCACGTGGATCAATTAACAAAGTAATGATTATCGGCACATTAGGGCGCGACCCTGAAATGCGATATTTACCAAATGGTAATGCAGTATGTTCAATGAGCCTTGCAACAGATGAAGGTTACAAGGACAAGAACACAGGCCAGCAGGTGGATAAGACTGAGTGGCACAAGGTAGAAGCATTTGGTCGTCTAGCTGAAATTATGGGTGAATATCTAAAGAAAGGCTCAAAGTGCTACGTTGAAGGTAAGTTGAAAACTGACGAATACGAGAAAGACGGTATCAAGCGCTATTCAACTAAGATTGTAGCCAATGAAATGACTATGTTGGACTCTAAGCAGGATGGGCAGCAAGATTCTAGTAATCAGCCACAACAAGCTCCACAACAGGCACCGCAGCAAGCACCACAGCAAGCACCAATGGGTTATTACTGGCCTAACGGTGTAGCGATGAATCCTGGCGAAGCTCAATATTATATTAACAATAATATTCCTAAATGGGCTAAAGGCACTAACCCACCAGCGTAAACCAAAACACACTAGCTATCACAAGGTAGCTAGTAACAGGAGAGAGATAGAATGAATATAAATATGAGTGGAAACGGAAAGGTAACAGTTGACGGTGTCACCTTTACAGGTAAAAGCGTATCTATTGTAAATGGAAAGGTTGTTGTTGACGGCAAAACTCAGGAAGGAAGCCTTACGGGCCCGATAACAGTAACTGTTGATGGCGATGTGCAAAGTCTGAAAAATCATTCTGGTAATGTTACTTGCAATAATGCAGGTGATGTAAGCACTGGTTCTGGTGATGTAAGTTGTGGAAATATCAGTGGCTCAGTAAGGACTGGTAGTGGTGATGTAGATTGTGGTTCGGTTGGTGGCAATATCAGAACAGGGTCTGGTGATGTATGTCACAAATGAATAACCCACCACTATCACAAGACCAAATCTTAAGCTTCTGCAAAGGCTTAGGGGGATTTAGCCTGCTGAGTAGTCATGCTTATTACGACAACTACAGCGTAAAGATAAACAAGCTTCTTAATAAAGGATTAATCCGGATGTGCAAGCGATTAGGTGCTGATGGTGAAGTGTACGAGGCGGTATGACCGAAACAGTCAATAGCGACCAAGGGCTAGAAGACGTTATAAGCTTAATTAGGCAGTCCTACGCTGAGTTCAAGTATATTGATGTAGATATCAAGATAAAGGGCAAGGCTAGGTCTTATAAGCAGAATGCAGCGCTTCATAAGTACTGTGATGAAATGGCGTTCAAGCTTAATGTCGCTGGTGTTGAATATGTTAGCTGGGGGCAGTACAAGCAAAGCAAAGGAATAGAAAGCCTTTGGACAATGGAGTTATTCAAGGGTGTATTCAAAGACTATGCAGGGGCTATGTACCCAGAGATCATAGATAAGAAAGGTGAACCTAAAACGTCAAAGCTGAATAGAAAGCAGATGACAGAGGTTTATGAATTAGTTAACGAGAGAATGAGTGTGATATTTGGGCAGGGTATGCAGTGGCCAAGTATTGAGGGGGAGTGATGGGTATAAAAATAAGTCCGGCAGACAAGGCATTCAGTGAATGTGTAAGAGCCGCCGCTGGTGAGTGTGAGCGATGCGGTAAAGGTGGGCGCCTAGAGTGCTCACATATATTCTCAAGGTCATACAGGACTATACGCTGGGCAAAAGACAATGCTATGGCTAAGTGCTTTACGTGCCATAAGTGGTGGCATTCAGAGCCTACAGAGTCAGGAGCATGGTTTAGAGAATTGAAGGGTGATGGGTTTGTCGATATTCTTATAGAAAAGAAAAACAATAAGTTTAAAGTTACTAAGCTAGAAGAAAAAGACATAGCCAAGCACTACCGAGAGCAGCTTAAAATCATTAACCAAAAGCGAGATGATGGCGCCATGGGGTATATTGATTTCGAGAGCTGGCAATAAATTATCAGTAAACTTGGCAGTTTTGGCCAATGATTAGATGGATATAGCTGCTAAGATTACTAAATAATAAGAAGCAAAGGACTGACCATGCAAAGCTTAATACTTGAAATACAAGATAAGATGGCTGTTTACGCAAAGCACGCCAGAAGTAACAGGGATGCAGTTGAGGCTATCGAGAAGCTAAAGCAGTTATCTGAAGATTTGCAAGATGTGGAAAAATTGCAGGCTCAGATTGATTCTATAAACGATAGCTTATTGATTGCTGGGGTGGTTGCTCATGGTTAAGCTATTAGGTGTTTGCTTGGTAATGGCTTTATTTGTAATGGTAAGTAATGAAGAGTACAAAGAATTGGAATTTAAGCAGGCTAATCCTAAATACCCAAATACTGGGTTAATAGAAAAAGCTTGTTTAAAGACTGGTGCTTATTGTCGGATGATTGCCAATAAGTAGTATTGTAGTAAATAAAATCTTTAGTCTGAGTAAACAGTAAATCCTGAGTCAGTGCAGTAACCGCTCGCAGTTCTTATTTATTAGACGTTAACTTAATGCTCATTATGTGAGCATTTGGATACTGTTTTTGTATCATTCAATTAACTTAACTAACGGGAGACCGATGCCCATTAAATTAAGTCTAATTATTTAAAGTGTTTTAGCCCTCCCAGTGAGGGCTTTTTTGTATCTGTAAGAATATGCTATTGATTTGGGCTAAAGTTGGTAGTTTTGGCCACTACATGCAGGGGGCTTGGCTGGTAAGATGGGTTTATCAATTAGGAGAGAGATTATGAACCCAGATTCAACAACAACATCAACATCATACTTCGATGACCCAACGCATCAGCCGATATCAATACAGCACATAGATGAAATCGGGACTTGCTGGAAGTGTTTTGATGGGGGGCTTACTTGCTACGGAGAAACAGAGCAGGAGGCTATAAATGAACTTAAGAGATGCAGGGGTTAATCATGCAAGTAACATTAATACAAGTAACCGAAGCAGGCCGCTCAGTACTTATCGACAATACACTAGATAATAATGATGATGCTCATGTGTTTGTTGGTGCTTTAACGGCATTTGATGAACATGCGCTATGTGTCGGACGGTTCGCAGATACAAGCAATACCTATCTAAATCTTAACGGTAAAGACTTGGATTACGGAATGATTACCACTATTGAGCAGCTTTGGGAGTTTTTAAATGACTGATATTAATTGGGATGAGCGGCCAACACCGGATCATAAAGCCTTAGTGCATAAAACCTTAAATGTAGGCGTTCTTTGGGTGAAGCATATTGGTGGTGGGTCTTATCGTAGTGATAAAGGTGCTATCTTTCAAGATGACCATATGTTCACTATTCACCACAAGCCAGAGCCAAAAGAATACAAGCCAGAGGTGGGTGGGCTGTGTGAAGCGCATTTCATTCATGATGGATGGTGCAAAAGGTACTATCTAGGATTCACTAAGCGCGGCGAGCATGTAGTTGAAAGTCATGACGGGTCAGTTTCTTGCCATCCAAGGTCAAAGGTTCGCCCAATCAAAACCGAGCGTGAAGAGTTTATTGAAAAGGCTATAGATGTTATGAATCTATCAATTGATGATAGTCAGCAAGGCTGGGCAGAAGCGCTATACGACAACGGCGCACGATTCACAGAAGGTAAGGATGAGTAGACCCACAGAAGAGCAGATTTACCAAGCAAGGGAGGTCTGCATTAACAAGCAAAGAGACAAGATACTTGAGCATGAGAGTAAGATGCGAGAGGTTAACGAGCTAAACGAGCAGGGCAAGCTAGAAGAGGCTAAGACCCTGCTTAGTAAGTACATGGATATGATAGAGGGGTAGGTTATGTTTGGATGTAAGCATAAGTTCGGGAGAGTAGAAGATAGGTATCAATATTGCGATAAGTGCGGCACAGCTAAGGCAGCACCAGCTAGAGAGTGCGAGCATGTATGGCAGGAGGTAACGCAAATGAATACCACAAGTCGATTAAACGGATCATTGCAGAAGATTACGTATGTAATGAAGTGTACTAAGTGTGCGAATATGAAAACTTTTGATGTTGTGTAACTAGATTAGCAATATAGGTCTAACGTGTTAAAATAGGCTTACCTTCAATCAAACGAATTAAGACAATGGCTGCTAAAAAGAAACCTGTTAAGAAACCAGTTGCTAAAAAACCAGCTAAAAAGATAGTAGGCGCTGGTGGTAACGGTAAGAAGAAAGTAATCAAAAAGCCGATTGAATCCCCTGAAGAAAAGAAAGTAATTGCAGGGGCGGGCGCTAACGGTAAACAGCGAAAGAAAAAGAAGAATCCTTATGCTTAGTATAATTTCACCAATACTGCTTGTTGGGGCTATAACCTCAGCAGCATTTAACGGCCAGTGGCACAGAGTAGCGTGCGCATTTGCCATTATTATCCCCACCCTTACCCATTATCATTACTTTGATATATCGACAGGATGGGAGTATTACGGATCAGCAGTAGCCTTTAGTATTCTAGCTATAGCATTGCTCCAGGTGATTAAGCCAAACGATAAACCAAGTCAATTAGTGGTACACCTTCAAATCATATCACTAGTGATAGCAGCTACTAACTTATTTGGATATATAATGTGGTATGAGTATTATTCGCCTATCTGGTACAATTCATTAGTACTAGTCTTGGTTGTTATTGAATCACTAAGATTATTCCTTCACACGGATGGCGACAAACAAGATGGAACCGATGGGGTTTATTATAGTTGGATTGATCGCCATAGCAGGAGCCACTTGGGTGGTCGCAGGTAATATCAATGTCAGGTATAAAAGAACAAATAGTAGAACCGATAATAACAAACCCTAAATTAGGGGCTATTGTTGGTGGTACCATGATGGCGTTACCCGTAGACGTTCAAATCATTAAAGCGCTTAATGTATACGTGACTTTCTTTGGTGGCATATTAGGGCTTATACTTACTATCCTAATTATTTATAAGAATATCAAAGACATACGAAAGAATTAAAAGCCTGACGCTGGGCAGGCCTATGCTCTCTCTCCCCAACCCAGCACCCCAATTTCTAAAGCTCTTAATATAAGGGCTTTTTTTATGTATAATTAACATCCGATAAGGCAAGAATAAGGCAATTAAGTGGCTAAGACCAAGACTTCACTAAAAGCAGGGGATAACCTACCGCCAAGAGGCAAGAGCAATAGAACTCGAATTCTTGATGCTATCCGTAGTGAGTCAGTAAAGAGCCTCTTACACCTTAATGGAGAGCCTTCGCGTGACCAAGCAGAAGAGGCTTTCTTTTCTCATATAGCTAAAAGAGCATTGGACTTTGATGATAAAGATTCTGGCCAATTGCTTAAGGTTCTAGCTGATAAAGGTTGGGGCAGTGCCAAACCAGTAATGGACGCTGTAAGCTTTGAATTCCCAGTAGATGGAACACCAGCAGAAAGAGCCTTTGCAGTAGTTGAGGCGATATCTAATGGAAGTCTATCGCCTGATGTTGGATCAATGATTGTTGGAATAGTTAAGGATGCAATAGTTATAGAAGAGAGCACTGTACTTAAGGCTCAACTAGAAGAGATTCGTAAAGTATTGGAGATGGTTTAATTGCGCCCAATGACTAAAGAGGTTGAGCGGTTCTCTGAAATGGCATTAGCTCAATCTGGGAAACTTGAGCCTTCTGTTTATGGTGTGGTTGACCGAGTAGATAAGATAGATGGAAAGCTGGTGCCTAACTTTCTAAGGAAGTGGAAGGGCACTATAGGCAATATGGTCGAGACTGAAGAAGAGCCGACTATATTCCTAATCGAGAAGCTAGAGCCTTTAATACTGAAACATAAGAAGTATAAATGTGCATACGGTGGAAGGGGTGGTACTAAATCAAGAATGGCTCAAGATTGCGTAGTGGGTGATGTTAACTCATGCGGTTCTAAAGTCTTTGTAATGCGAGAGCGCATGAAGTCATTAGAACAATCTATCTACTCAGGTATAGAGCGTTCAATTAAAGACCTTCAAGTCGGTGGCTTCTTATCAATACCTAGCAAGTGGCGGATTAAGCATAAGACGGGCGGGCTAATGCAATTTGGTGGACTTCAGAACGTAATTGATATGAAGGGTGCTAGTGCCTTTAAGATATTCCTTATGGAAGAGGCAGCAAGAACCAAGCTGAATACTATTGATACACTAGGCCCGACTCTACGTGGTATAGATGGCGCTGAGCTTTGGTGGTTGTGGAATCCTGAAAGCTCTACCGACCCAATGAGTCAAGAATTTATAGTTCCCTACCAGGCAGACATAGATAGAGATGGATACTATGAGGATGAATTCCACCTAGTTATCAAGGTAGGTTATGAGGATAACCCGTGGTTTGAGCATGATGAATCATTGCAGACAGAGCTTAAAAAGGATCGTGAAAAGATGGAGGACGGCAGAATGTCTAAGAGTCGATTTAATCATATATGGGGCGGTTCTTTTAACGATGATATTGATACCAGCATAATAACGGCTGATTGGTTTGATGCGTGCATTGATGCTCACATTAAATTAGGCTTTGAAGCTAAAGGTGGTAAGGTTGCTGCTCTTGACCCGTCAGACGTTGGTAAGGATGCTACAGGGTACGCTGAGAGGCATGGTGTAGTATTTAGCTGTATTGATGAAATAGACGCTGAGAACGGTAATAGAGCGTTTGATATAGGATGCAGAAGAGCTAAGGAATTCAATACTGATGTGTTTGGCTGGGATTGTGACGGCATGGGAGCGCTACTAAGAGACCAAGCAACGACTAACTTTAATGGAACAAGGGTTAGCACGTACATGTACAAAGGAAGTGAAGGTGTGCATTTCCCTGATGCTATATTCAATTCAGGTAATACGGCTGTAAACCTTAAAGGCCAGAAGATGAATAAAGACGTGTTTGCTAATAAGAAGGCGCAGAATATGATTGCCTTTGCTGACCGTGTATTCAAGACTTATGAAGCCGTGGCATTAGGTAAGTACCACAACCCTGAAGACTTGGTAAGTTTTGACTCTAAAACAATAAGTAGCAGCATGATGCAGAAGCTAAGAGCAGAGGCGTGCAAGATACCCCTTAAGCCTTCAGATAGTATTAGGTTTTACACTAAAGAAGAAATGAGAAAAGGCATAACAATGCCAGACGGTCACAAGGTGGTTATTCCTTCACCAAACCTATTAGACGCTTGCGTGCTATCATTTGATCATTCAAGTATAATCAACAACAGACCTGCCCCTAAAATACCGAGGCCTATAAGCCCAATGGGAAGAAGATAATGGATTTAAGCGAGCTTAAACAGCTTCACGATAAGGCCTATGAAGCCAATACCGTGACACGGGACAAGGCATCAGACGACCTTGTGTTCTATTGGGTAACTCAATGGGATGATAATCTACTGTCTGAATCTCAGCTTCAGTATAGAGGTGAGTTTAATATTCTTAGAAAGGCTGGCCGTGATTTAATTGGTAATCTTAGAGCCAATAACTTCCAAGTGGACTTTGATCCAGTAGACGCTGATAGAGAAGATGGTGCCGATTTAATGGATGGCATTTATAGAAGCTCAGAGCGTCATAACACATCAATAGAAGCTTATAACAATGCTATGCAGGAAACCGTTGTGTGCGGTGTTAGTGCGTGGGAGATTTACACTGAGTACGAAACCAATGCTTTAGGTGATGATAAGCAGGTTATTAAGCGCCGCCCTCTTTATGAGTCTAATAATAATGTATTTTGGGACCCTAACTCGCAATTGCTTGATAGATCAGATGCTGACTATGTTTCTGTATTGGTGGCTTACTCTGAAGATGGCTATAGAAAAGAAGTAGCCAGACTTCAAGGCATTCCTACCGATGAAGTGGATGTTTCTAACTTCAAAACCCCTAATGAGTCTTATGCTTTCCCATGGGTATATGAGAACGCGCTTTATTATATAACTAGGTTCTATATGCGAGAGCTGGTTACTGAAAAGAATTACATCTTGCGTGACCCATTTGGTAATGAGATGACAGTGCGAGATTTTGAGCTTGAGAAGATTGAAGATGACATGATTGAGTCAGGCTTTGAGATTATCGGGGAAAAACCTGTAGAGCGCTATGTGGTAACTCTTTACTATGCATCAGGTGCTGAAATCATTGCTGAGTATCGTGTTGCTGGTCAGAATATCCCTATTGTTCCTTACTTCGGCGAAACTCAGTATGTAGAGGGCCAAATGAGTTATGAAGGAATTACCAGGCTAGCTAAAGACCCTCAGCGCTTACATAATTTCCAAATGTCATATCTTGCAGACATTGTTAGCCGTTCACCTAGACCTAAGCCTATATTCACTGCTGACCAGTTATCAGGCTTTGAGCATATGTATGAAGAGAACGGGGCAGATAATAACTATCCTTACTTGCTTCAGAATGCATACGATGCAAACGGCAATCCATTACCATTAGGGCCCGCTGGAATAATGCCAGATCAACCAATGCCTACAGCTTTAGCGGCTAGCTTTCAGTTAACCCGTGAAGCTGTAAATGATGTGGCTAACCCTGGTGTGCCTCAAGACATAATGGACACCGAATTATCAGGTAAAGCCGTTAAGATGCTCCAAGCTAAGATCGATGAGCAATGGTATGTATATCGAGATAACTTTAAGCACGCTAAGCGCAGAGATGGTGTTATCTATGCTGGTATGGCATCAGAAGTTATTGATAGCCCCCGTGAGGTAACTATAACCATGCCCGACGGCTCAAGAAACAAAGTTCAAGTGATGGACATGGTGGTAGATAAAGACAGTGGTGAAGTTGTGCCGTTGAATGATATTACTGGTTTAGAGTTTGAAGTGTATTCAGATATTGGTGCAAGCTTCGCAAGTCAGAAAGAAGAAACATTAGATAGATTAGCGGAAATGTCACAAGAGATTGCAGGCACTGACCCTACTATGCATAAAATGCTACTGCTTAAGCGCATGTCTTTAATGGATGGTGTCGACTTTGACAGTGAACGCAAGTGGGCTAGAAACCAATTGATCCTTATGGGTGTTGAAGAGCCTAAGAATGAAGAGGAAGAAGCTCTATTAGCTCAGCAAGCGCAGCAAGGGCAACAACCTGATGCGGCTATGGTATTGGCTCAAGCTGAAATGGGTAAGGCACAAGCTCAGCAGATGAAAGCTCAAACTGACATGGCTAAAACTCAAGCTGATATTGTTAATAACAATGCAAGCACTGAGATAGACGCCTTTAAAGCTCAGACCGATAGAATGAATATGCAGGTAGATGCTCAGAAAGTCGGTGCAGATATTGACTACACGCGAACCAAGACGTTTGGCCAGCAAATAGACAATATCCAGAAGGGTGTTAATCCTTTGAGGGGTAGCGCTTCAATATAGTTTAGGTAGAGGCTTTACTATTGGTTTAGCCTCTACACTTCCTTTGAATACATCCATAAAAGCCTTGTTCATCTTCTCGCATTGAAAAGGCTTCTTTGCTTCCTGCTTAGTTTTATTTGTCATGCTTTCTCTCCTTTAAAATAAAAATACTAACATCTTATAAGCGCAGTTTAATTGGCAAAAACTACCAAGTTAGCTAGCATTTGCGGTAATAGCCTAATGAATGGTAAAATGCCCATACTCTATACGCAGAGGTAAACAGCGTAAACGTACATGACGTAATCATGGTTATATCGTTACACGAACGAGGATAATAAAACGTGAAAACCCTTAAAGAGCTAAAGGCTGAAAACGCTGATGAAGCTACTCCATTAGAGGCAGAAGCAACGCAAGCTGAACCACTAGCAGAAGTAGTAGAAGAAGCGGCAGAGGTAGCTGAAGAGGTTAGTCTAGATAATGCGAATCAAGGCGAAACTGAAGCAGTAGAAACCGAAGTAGAAGCGTGGATGCAAACTGAAGAGGAAGTAGAGCAAGGTTCAGAAAAAGAACCAAAGTTTACCGACTCTGATATTGGCAAGGCGAAGCAGAAGCTACGCGCAAAGATGGAAAAGAAGCATGAATCAGAACTTGACGACCTTAAAGCTCAAATAGAAGCATTGAAAACAGCGCCACAGACAGCGCCAATAGCTACTAATGCGAAGCCTAAGAGAGAAGATTTCTATGATGCAGATGATCCTGATGACGCGTTCGTTGATGCGCTGACTGACTGGAAGCTTAATAATAAAGCGCAGGCAGCTCAGCAACAGACAGCAAAGAGCGCACAAGAGCAGCAGCTTCAAGCTCAACTAAGCCAAATTGAAGGCAAGGTAGATGAGCACTACACAAGAGCAGCGCAGTTAGCTAAGACCAGTGGGATATCAGAAGACGTTTACCGTCAAGCTGATATGAACGTAAGACAAGCAGTGGAATCTGTAATGCCTAATGCAGGTGATTCTATTACTGACGGGCTTATCTCAAAGATTGGCGATGATTCAGAGAAGGTAATGTATTACCTAGGAAGAAACAAAGCTAAGCTTGGTGAATTTGAACGTGCCTTACGTGGTGATCCTTCAGGCATTGAGGCGGCTATGCTGCTAGGTGAGATTAAGCGAGACTTAACCGCGCCAACTAAACGTAAATCCAATGCACCAACTCCGGCTCCTACTTTGAGCGGAGACGAGAACTCAGCAGATAAAGCGGGTTCTTGGAAGCGTAAATACAATGAAGCCTCTAAGCAAAGAAATGCTCAGAAATCATTTGATATTAAACGTGAAGCCAAAAAGGCTGGTGTAAATACTCGTGACTGGTAAGGAGAAATAACCATGGCGACTACAGGTAAGATTGCAGAGGTTCTTTTTGAGAACGCTCTAGAGACTATTGAAGACCAGACTATGCTGGTTGATATGTGTGAACGATTTGAGCCAGATGCTGGCAACATGCAGAATTCTAGCAATGTTGTATGGCGTCCAGTTGAGCAGCAAGCTGTCATTTTAGACGGTTGGGACTTAACAGGCCAAGAGTCTGACATTGTCGAAGAAACATACCCTGCCATTCTTGGCACACCTAAAAACGATTTCGTTAAGCAACGTGCTGATGATATGCGTGATATGCAATTCTGGGAGCGTCGCGGTAAGCGTTCTGGTATGCAGCAAGCAGTTGAATTAAATAAGACTATTGCTGATACCATTAAAACTCAGGGTTCTTTGTATTATTCAAGCTCTGCTACTTCAGGCTATAACTTTATTGCCGAAGCTCAAGCATTGATGAATGAACAGCAGCGCACACAGACAGACCGTTATTTCGTGCTTAATGACCGTGATAACTTAACCTTTGGTGCTGACCTAGCTGGTCGTCAAACTCTACAGGGTCGTCCTGAAGATGCATGGAAGACCGGTCAAATCGGTCAAAATGTAGCTGAGTTTGATGTTTACACTGGTTCGTTCCTACCTACCCTGGCTGGTGCTGCTAGTCCTGCTGCTACTGTAACAGGCACTCAAAGCTTCAAGCCTGAAGGTGGTTCTGTTGATACTGCAAGCGGCATTGTGACTAACGTCGATTACCGTTCTGCTGTTATCCCTTGCTCAGACTCTACTGGTTATGTAGTTGGTGATAAGGTGACAATGGGCGTTAATGCTGTTGGCGCATCTGATAAAACAGATACAGGTCAATTACGCACGTTCACAGTTGTAGCTAAGCCAGACGGTACATCAATTACAGTTTATCCTAAGCCTATTGCTTTAGATGATCCTGCTTTGTCTACCTTAGAAAAAGCTTACGCAAACATTGATACTCGTATCACTGGTGCTACTGTTATTGCCCGCTTAAACGTGGCTGATGATAAGACTAACTTGTTCTGGGATAAGGACGCTGTTGAAGTTCTATCTGGTAACATTCCTGCTGACTTGTTCTCAAGCTTTGACGGAATGAAAGTTATCAACACAACCATGAGCAATGGCCAGTCCATGTACATGGTTTATGATGGTAATGTTGCAGATATGACGTTCCGCTATCGTATGTTCACATGGTGGGGTGTTACTGTACGTGATCCTTCACGTTGTGGCGTAGCTGTTACGGCTTAAGCAGTAATAATAAGGGGTCTATATGGCCCCTTATTTCTCTTCACTAAGGAAATTAAAATGTCTGTAGTTGTTTATAAGGACGGTGTTGAATCACTGATTAATCCTTTAAGTTTAAAAAAGCATTTAGATATTGGCTATACATTAGAGCCTAAAGCAGAAAAAGAACCTGCAAAAGAAGTCATTGAAGAAACGCCTATGAGTGATGTAGAGCGAGACCTTCGAGACAAAATTAAAGCACTTGGCGGCAAGGTTGGCGGAAGAGCTAGCTTAAAAACCGTTGAGGCAAAACTGAAAGAGTTAGAAGAGGCTGAGTAATGGCTACTAAGGGCAGTATTGTTAATGGCGCTTATGCTAGATTAAGAATCTCAGGATTGACTGTTAATGCGTCCCCTGAAGATGTAACTGCTGCCTTAGACGTTATGGAAGATATGTGTGCAGAGTTTGAATCTCGCAATATTTGTCTAGGCTATAATTTTACAGATGATCCAGACCCCGCAGATGATGCTAATGTATCAAGAGAAGCGGTTGGCTCGCTAAAGGATATTCTAGCCTGGAGAATGGCCATGTTCTTTGGTAAGCAGATACCTCAATCAATGGATAATCTGCAGCGCAAGGCGGTTAATGTTTTGTCTGGCTTAACAGCTAGAACAAATAGAGTTCAGGCTTCACGTAGAATGCCTAGAGGCTCAGGCAATACCAATAGATACAATCGCTGGCAGCGCTACACAATACCTCAGGCAGTGGCTCCTGTTGATTGCACGACCAACTTCATTACGTATAACGGAATATTAGATTTCCAAGAGGATGTTAATTACTTCCTTAATGGCGAATCAATAACGTCTTATATTTTCGATGTGTCGAATGGACTAACTATTCTCAGTGATTCAGAGGCTGACGGTGTTATTTCCTACCGTGTTGAGTGTGGTTCTAATGCGAAAGACTTGGAAACAGTACAGATAGAAGTCACTACTGATACAGGTCGCAAGCAAAACTTCCAGATTAATTTTAAGTGCGCAGAAAGTAAGATTGCAGTACAATAGTTAGGCTGATTTGTGAAGGGGTCAGCACTTGAGGCGCGCCTCTTCCTTCATATCCTTTCACACCATGCCCCTTCGGGGGCTCCTTTACATCCCTTCACTAAATACTAAGGTGAACACGGATGGCTTTTAACCAATTCAAACTAGATAGATCAGTGCTGCAATCTCGCGGTATCTTCAATAAATATGTCTATGAAACAGAAGACACAATAGAAGAAGTTTTAACTGCTGATTACTTTTCTGCCTCTAGATTTGCATTAACAGATAATGATGAAACTAATGGAATGGGCTGGAATGGCGGTGTCATTGATTGCTCATGCTCTAATGGTTATTTTACTGGCCGTGTTGATGACTCGGGTAGTCTTAGCAATGTGTCAGGCACAACCTCTATAAATACCGAAGAAACCTACATACCTTTAGCTACGTCTAATGGGATTCTTGGTAACAGTGCAATGACTGAGGATGGCACTCAAATCACCTCAACTAAGCCCATACAGGTTCCTGATGGTGGCGCGCTTAAAGTTGGAGCAACGCTTGATATATTCACTTCTGGTGAAGAGATAGGATTTCAAGACTTAGTATCTGGTGAAAAAGTAAACTCACCTTATAGAACTTATACGATTGATGGCGGCTCACAAGAAGCTATCAATATTAACCGTAGAGCGCCTTCTTTATGGCAACCATTGCAGCCTGATGATAGCGATACATTAACGCTTACAGGTTCAGATACTCATGAAACAGAATTCACCACTACCGACCCTGCCTATGTTGCTGGTTATCGCATAAGGGGTCTTGCTGGTAAGCCTAGGATACAGCTTTTAACAGAAGATTTTGATGGTAATGATGTTGAAATACTAGACACACTTGGACAGGGAATAGAGTTAGATTTTGCTAATGGTGATGCTAATGGACAGATTGAGTTCTTCGTTGGCCTTGGTGACGGGTCTATACCTACTTATGAACTAGGTTTTAGAACTGGACAAGTAACCAAGATAATTATATCAAGTGCAGATGGCAACTCAGTAACATACAAAGGCCTTAACAACCCTGACCCAGCTAACTTCATTCTTTACTTTCAAGCTGACCGATCTAGTCGCTTTATTGAAATAATGTACCCTGTCGATGATACGTCTGTTGATAATGTTCACACGCTAACGGCATTTGAGATAAATAGCCGTATCTCTGCTTTAGAGGATTTAAACTCAGCTAAGATTGAAACTTTATTCACTGGTAGAAGTGTTGCGGTCTCGCAAAACCCAACTGGAACTGATGCGCCTTTGCAGATTGAATTTGGCCCTGCTCAATTAGGTGTAGCTGACCCGGTTCAATTAAATCTAGATGGCTCTGTGACTATTAATGAGGCGAATACATATACATTTGTAATAACGCTTCCTACTGGCCGTCTAGGTGCCTCTGGTAACTCGGAGCTTTACGGTCGAGCTTTAATAAATGGCGCCCAGGTTGGTAGCTCAGTTTATGCAATACTTGATAATGCCAATATAGTTACACCGCTACAGTTTACGCTAAACATTCCCATGGAAGTAGTAGATGTATTAACTGTTGAGATTATAAGAGATAGTGCAGGTAATGACTCGGGCGGCTTAATATCAGGTGATCCTACAGCGGTAGATTGGGAGAATGCCTCAAGCGCAGCTATAACATGCTCTCGATTAATTCCTATTTCTTCAGTAACGCCAACACCGCCAGACTCATTATCTAGATATGTATTGGTTAAAGAGAAGGCCGACTTCCCACTACCAGCAAGCGGCATTATCACATTAGATTTTAATACTAACTATGAGATAAACGGAACCATTGATTTAACTGGTGATAGATTACAGTGTAATGGCTCTAATAAAATCTTTGGTATCAATCCAAGAACAGATGTATTGATAACTAGCAATGTAGTGGCATTGATAAGCGCTCAAGATGCTGGATTTATCGGTGATAATATAGGTCTTTCAAATCCTACTGGGTTAATATTCCAATTCCAGGATACGATTGCGAACACTAATAACTTATTCTTGAGGGGTTGTGTTGTATCTGGCTTCTTAGAGCTTGCTCAAGTTAGTGATTTGCTGCTTGTAGATATTGAAAAATGCGGCTTTCAAAACGGATCAAATGGTATTAGCTTTGACGGTACCTTCTCAGAAGGTGTTAGGTTTACTGGTAATGTTATTGAGGATACGGTAACAGGAACGCTTGTAGACCTTGGAACTTCCACATTCGGAGCCTTATCTTTAGATCATAACTTTGTCAAATCTAGTTTAGGCTTAGTGTTTTTGTCTGGACTTCCTGATTCTGGGAATATCCCAGTTGGGTCTCAGGCGTCAGTAATATCAAATATAACCTTTGGCGGGAATATTCCAGTTATAACTGGGGTTAAATTTACTGACCTTAGGTATGATTTCCAGATTAATAATACTATCCCTGACAGTGCACCTATTGGCTCAATGTATTCTGAGGATAACAGTATTGAAACGGAGATAGATTTCGTTGGAGTTCCTGTAAAAGTAGCAGCTACTACATCTGACGGGGCGAACATACAGAGATTTGAAATGAGCGGGGATAATGAGCTTACATACACAGGGCAAAAGGTGTTTTATGGATTAGCTACGGTATCTGCAACTATTGAGCGCGCATTCTCTTTATTTGGAAGCAAGAGTGTTAGGGTTTATGTTTATCAAAATGGCTCACCTATTGAAGGCGGGTCTCAAGGCATAGAAGTTGACACAATAGCTAGGTCAGTTACAACATTGGCTGATGTAGTTGTAAGCCCTAATGATAAATTCTCAATATTTATAGCTAATGATACTGACTCTAATGACCTTATAGTTACCCAGCTTCAAGTTAATATAAGCTAACCACTTTTATTAGCTCAAAGTGTAATCAAGAATAGCCCGTGATATAATGCCTAAAACATTAATTACGGGCTTTTTTATGTCAGCCATAACACTAATAAAAGGGGATTCAGTTGATAGCAATGTTGACTATAGAGATTCTCTACCTGTAAATATGTATGGCGTTAATAAGCCAATTCTAGGCGCGGCTGGGTACATGTATCAAATGCCAGGGTTAACACCTTTCTCTACTGGTGAGGGTTTAGACCGTGGCGGAATATGGGTAAGTACTCCAGAATTTGAGGGTCATTATCGCGTGTCGGGCACTAACCTAGTTGTGATTAATTCGCTAGGTGATGTAACTGTATTGGGTACGGTGCCCGGCACTGAACAGGTGCCAATGGATTTTACTTTTAACAATGTAATCCTAGTAGCCAACAAAAATCTTTATTACTACAATCCTACTGATGGATTCAGAGAGATAACTGATGGCGGCAATGTAGGAAATCCTATCAGTGTTACCTTTGTAGCTCAGTTTGTTGTATTAACTGATGGCGAAAGAATCTATCACTCTCAGATACTAGATGAAGAGTCATTTCCACTAGCTAACGAAGCAGTAGCAGAGTTCTCACCAGATAAAACCTTGACCGTTAAAAAGAATGAAGATAATGAGCTTGTGGTGCCCGGTGAGTTCTCAATAGAGCACTTTGTATTTAACGCTGCTCCTTCTGGCTTTGCTTTCACTCCATTAGATAGAAAGGCTACTAAATTAGGTATTACTGGAACGCTTGCTATAGATGAATTAGAGGCGGTCTGGTACATAGTTGGTCGAAGAGAAGAAACCGCCCCTAGCTGCTATGTATACTCAGCAGGGACAGGTAAGAAGATTGCTTCTAGAGAAATAGAGCAAGTATTAGCAAATTATACTGATGACGAACTTTCTACTGTTACAGTTGACGGTATTACCTTAGATAAGGTATCGCTTGTCTTCTATCATTTCCCTAATGAGACATATCTGTTTAACGCTTCTATTGCTGAAACTCACGGCATTGATAACGCTTGGTCTATTGTTAAAACTGGCGTTAAGACTGATAACTACAGAGCTAGAAACTTTGTGCGTGATCCTAGAATAGGTGAATGGTTAGTAGGCGATAAGACAGATTCATCTATTGGAATATTAGATAAGAAGGTAGCCACTCAGTACGGAGATATAGCTGAATGGCTTCTGTTCACTCCTTTTATTAAATTAGAACAGCTTTCTATTGATAATCTAGAGATTGAAACTATACCGGGCATTGTTAACGATATAGAAGATGCAACGGTATTTATAAGCCGTACTGAAGATGGCAGGACATATGGCCAAGAGTGGACTGAACTGTATGGCGATAGATGGGACTATAACAAACGCTTTTATGTTAGGCGCCTTGGTTATGTTCGTCACTGGATGGGCTTTAAGTTCAGAGGCACAAGCAGAAACCGTATGGCCTTTGGCCTATTGAATGTGGAGGCTTCTTAATGGCTGAGACAGTAATTAGTACAATACTCAGGCAGACACTGGATTTTAGTTACGCAGAGATTGAGCAAGAGCATCCGAATTGGTCTAAAAAGGCTGTAGATGATTATTTCTATAAGCAGTCAAATATTAATACGCTTGCTGTTAGTGGTACCAATATAGAAGAGCAGGTAACACTAAACACAGCCCAGATTGAATTGAACGTAACAAATATAGCCTTAAACGCTCAAAACCTAACAAACCACATCAATGATACAGCTGGTGCTCACAATGCATCAGCTATATTTTACGATAACTCAGGCACAAGCATATCGTTTGATAATGTCCAGGGTGCTTTATCAGAATTAGATAGTGATTTAGATGGCCACATACTTAGCGACTCCGAGCACGGTGTAACAGGCGATAACGTAGGGACTGGAGATTTTGCTACTGCATTAGTCGGTGGTGTTGTTAATCTTTCTGCATTGATTGATGATGCTGTAGAATCGACTGTATCAGTAGATAGTCCAGATGCATCAGACTTGCCCACAGTTATTACACTGGCTAACGAGTTAAAAGGTGATGTGAATCAATTGGTTACAGACCTTAATAATTCAATAGTTCAATTCAACGCATTACTTGACGCAATGAAAACAGCTAAGCAGATGAGTCCATAATGGAATTAGTCAGCATAAACAAAGAGATTGTTAAGCACTTGCTTTCAGATGAAGAGCTTTTTAATAGGTTTACTGAGGACGGTATTGAATATAATTCTTACATTGTTCCTGATGGTGTTTATCTTGGAATCTTTCATGACGATAATATTATAGGTTTTTGGGCTTTAGATTCAGAGACAAGCTCAACTATAGGTATTCATTGCAATGTTATCGAGAAGTACCGAGAGCACAGCATGTTAGTGGGTAGTTACTTTGCTGATTACATTTTCAGCACTTATCCACATGTGCATAAATTAAATGCTAAAATAGCCACAGCTTATAAGGATGTTTACGCCTTCACTAAGAAGTTTGGATTTAAGGATGAAGGCGTAGATAGAAAATCATTTATGAAGGAAGGCGAGCTTTTAGACCGTCACATCCTTGGATTAACAAGAGAGGATTATAAAAATGGCTAAAGGCGTAAAAAGCTTCGGCGATGCTATAACAGGCAAGGATGCTGCTGATGCATCAAAGGAAGGCGCTCAGATTGCAGCAGATGCGCAACGGGAAGGGCTTGACTACCTAAAGGAGACTGAGGCCATTCCACAGGCATTTAGGCAGGCAGGACTTCAGCAGCTTGGCGCTTTATCTGGAATTTCGTACGACCCTGCAACAGGTGCGGCGACATATACAGGTGATACAGGCGCTCAAGAAGCATTGCTTGCACAGGCTCAGGCAAACCCCTTATACCAAGCTCAGCTAGGGCAGGGTCAAGAAGCGGTTGCACGAACAGCATCTGCTACTGGAGGTTTAAGAGGGGGAGGAACAGCTTCAGACCTTGCAAACTTTAGTAACCAAGCGCTAATGAATTCATATAATCAGCAGCTCTCAGGTATACAAGGATTGGCTGGGCTTCCATCTCAAGCGGGGCAGATATCGCAACAGACCGGGCAGATAGGCCAGACAATTGCTCAAGGCTTAACTGGTGCCGCTCAAGCTCAATCACAAGCTACTGGAAACCTTATTGGGCTAGGAGGGACTCTTGGAGCTGCTATGCTATCTGATGTAAGGCTTAAGACTAATATCAAGTATGATAAGCCTACCTCTCATCCTGATATCCATTTGTATAACTGGGACTGGGTTGAAGCTTCAGGTAAAGAAGGGTCGGAAGATGGCTTCCTTGCTCAAGAAGTCGAGAAGGTTTGGCCTGAGCTGGTTATTGAAGGTGATGATGGGTACAAGCGTATTCTTAAAGATCAAATTGAATCTAAACTTAAAGAACTGGAGGCTTTGTAATGGCTAATCCTTATTATGTTGCACCTCCTAGCCTTCAGGGTTTGGGGCAGATTGGCGCGGCTTACTTCCAGAATCAAGAGCAAGAAGAAGCTAAAGCAGCTCAGGCAGCAAAACAACAAGAAGCCGCTGGTATCTTAGAGCGTGGCGACATGCAAGAAATATCAAACTTCATGATTAATAACCCTGAAATGGCTCAAGGCGTTAAGCAATCTTTTGGCTTTATGAATGAGCAGACAGAAAAGAATGCGGTTGATACTGCTATGGGTATGCTGAGCGGTGGTGATTCTGATTCTGCACTAAGAGATAGAGCAGCAATGATATCTCAACAAGGTGGTGATCCATCGGATACTTTAGCTTTGCTTGATGTTCCAGAAGATGAACGCCAAAAAGTGGCACAGTTCACACTTGCTAGCTTTGGTAGCCCTGCCCAGATTAAAGCGGTATCTGATTTGACGGGAGGCGGAACAAGTGAAACTAAGGTAGGCGCTCAAGAAATACTTGAAGACGGAACAGTAATACAATCAACCCCTACAGGCACAAAGGTTTATACGCCACAAGGTGATCTGGTTACTGGCCAAGCTGCTGCTGATGCTATTAGAGAAGGCAGGGCTGAGAAAGTATCTAATCTAAGAAAGGCAGCAGGTGAGAAGAAGCTTGCAACCTTAGAGGCTCAGAATGAATTGCAGGGTGAAGTTGAGGCGGGTGTGATTAGCCAGAAAGAAGCGGCCAATGCATCAATAAAAGCATTTGACAAGATTGAAGCCATTAATGACAAGATAGGGCTTTATGATGAGGGTATTGCGCTTATAGATTCAGGTGCAGGAACTGGTAAAATTGAAGGCATGTTCCCAAGCTTCAAAGCCAACACTATCAAGCTTAATAACTTAGCTAATAGATTGGGGCTTGATGTTGTAGCTAATACCACATTCGGCGCTCTATCGGCTGGTGAATTAGATATGGCAATGAAGACAGCGATGCCTACAGGTCTAGATGAGCAAGACCTAAAAGAGTGGCTAATGGAAAAGAAAGACGCTCAAGAAAGACTGGCTGATTACTTGGAGTCTGCTGCTATCTATCTTGGCACTCCTGGTAATACTAAAGTTGGCTGGCTTAAAAAGAAAAAGCTTGAGAAGAGACAGAAGGCTAATCAGCCACAACAAAATCAAGCCCCGCAAAGTGCAGTTGATTATCTAATGGCTAACCCACAAGCGGCTGACCAGTTCAAAGCTAAATTTGGTTACTTACCAGAGGGCATGTAATGGCTAATATATTTGACCAATTCGATGAGCCTACTGAGCAATCTGCACCTCAAGCTGGGAATATATTTGACCAGTTTGATGAGCAGCCGCAAGCAGCTAGCCTAACTCAAGAGCAGTTTGAAGCTAGAAGTGGGGATGTGCCGGACATTTACGGCGAGACAATCCCTGCTCAACCAGTGCAAGACGAATCAACATTCGGAGAAAAGGCTTTAGGTGCTGGAGAGGCTGCATTGACGGCTGCAACTGGTGCTACAGGCGGCACTGCTGGACTTGTGGCTGGTACTTTCGCTGGAATAATAGACGAGCTAAGGTCTGGAGAATTCGGGTCTAATGAAGCGGCTAATAGGATAGAGCAAAAGGCTGCTGATTTAATGCAGGCTCTAACTTATGCGCCTAAGACTGAGAAGGGTCAAGAGTATGTAGGTGATATTGGTGAGGCTGGTGCGGCCCTAGCTCCTTTAGCAGGATTAAGCGGCCCACTTATGCAGGCTGGCCAATTAGGAAAGGCAGCACGCCCACAAATAGCGCAAGCAGGTCAGACAGCAACTAAGGCGGCTAAACCAGTAGCGGAAGCTGCCAAAGGCGTGTTTGATTATCAAAGCCCTACCAAGCAGAGAATAGGAAAGCTTTTAGAGCAGAATGTTCCTGATATAGAAACAGCTAGATATAAGCTTAAAACCCCTAAGACTGATGTAGAAATTCGAGGTGTTGAGGGTAATCTTCTTGATGCTCCAAAACCAGAAGTAGGGGCTGCAACTGGTAAATTCCAGAAAGCACTAGAGCAAGGCGCGCCTAAGATAGTTAAAGACAAGGCGGCTATTGAATCCATTAAGCAAGGATTTGATGAAGGTGTTATTGCTGCTGTTAAGGCCGGATCGAAAGAGGATAAGTCTAAGATGGCTAGAATGGTTAACATTATGGAACAGGGCAAGAAGAACAAAGCCTTCGCCATTAAAAACCGTCCTAGTGATGTAGCTGGCGAGTCATTGATGCAGCGAGTTAAATCTATTCGTGATGTCAATAAAAAGGCAGGCTCCCAGCTTGGGCAAGTAGCAGAGAAGCTAAAAGGCCAAAAGGTTGATAGCACACCAGCGGTTAATAACTTTGTTAATCAATTAGATGAGATGGGAATAAAAATAGGTGATGATTTAAAGCCTGTCTTTGCAGGCTCTGATATTGAGGGTGTAGTTGGTGCTGAGAATGTAGTTAAGAATATTGTAAGGAGAATGACTAACACAAAGACTCCAGACGGTTACGATATCCACAGGCTTAAGAAGTACATTGACGAGCAGGTTACATACGGAAAGACAACAGAAGGTCTTACTGGTAAAACTGAATCAGTGCTTAAAAATCTTAGAAGAAACCTTGATAATATTTTAGATGAGAAATTCCCTGAATATGACAATGTTAATACCACTTATAAAGACACGATTACAGCACTAGACGCAATACAAGATGTTGCGGGCCGTAAGATGGACTTATCAGGCGGAAGTGCAGACAAGGCAACCGGAACACTATTAAGAAGATTGATGAGCAATGCTCAATCTAGAGTTAGATTGCTTGATTCAATAGATGAGATTGAAGGTGTAGCTGGAAAGTATGGTGCTAAGTTCAATGATGATCTTTTATCTCAGACTCTGTTTGTTGATGAGCTTGATAGAATGTTTGGGCCTGTTGCTAGAACATCTCTACAAGGCCAAGTAGGTCAAGCTGTAGAGGGTGCAGGAAGAGCTGCAACCTCACCAACTGGAGTTGTAGACATAGCTATCAAAGGCGCTGGAAAGCTAGGTGATAAGCTTCAGAATATAAATGAAGCTGGCGCATTTAAATCAATTAAAGAATTATTGAAAAACCAATAAGCCCAATTAAACACCATAAACTAAAATCAAAAGGTGATTAAAAATGTCATTAAACTATGTAAGCAACCCTTATGCTTATTATAACGCTAGAAACAAAGGCAGACCTATATTCAATGGTAAGATATTTGTTGGTGAGCCCGACCTAGACCCTACTATTGTGGCTAATCAAAAGCCTTTGACCGCTAAACAGGAGGATGGAACGCAAGTATCCATAGCTCAGCCTGTGTCTACTAATTCTGGCGGCTATGCTGTTGATGCTAGCGGTAATGTCGTTGTTCTATTGGTTGAGGGTAACTATTCAATTCGAGTTAATGACGCCCAAGGCGCTCTAGCTTTAGAACAGTCTAATGTTAATAATGGGGTTCCCATAACATCCTCCGATAATCCTGTTTTATATCGGGATACTATAAGCACTATGATAGCCGACACAGGGTTAGAAATAGGACAACTTGTAATTACAAAAGGCGGGTCGTCACCTGGCGATGGGGGGGCATCTACATACCTTATAGCAGCTAATCAATCTGTAGATGGCATAGGTGATTTTAATCTTGATAATGGAAATGTTGCGCTCCTTCAATCTCATATATCAGTACAGACAAGTACAGGGACGAGCGAGGCGGCATTAGGATGCGTAATAGGAGATGCAACCTACTCCCCGTCTGTGATAGGCGAGGGTTCAGTTCTTATAGGAGGGTATGAGGAGGCAAACAAAAACAGGCTACCCGGTACAACAGAACTCAGAGCAATTATAGCAGGGTATGATTGTGAGATAGCAGAAAGAGGCGTATCAGATGACGGCGGCTTAGCATGTGTTATTGTTGGCTCGCATCATTCTGAAATACAAGGCGATGCGACACACGGCCTTATTGCAGGAGGCAGTAATCTAGCAATGACCGATGGTGATTATGGGGTAATGATTGGCGGCACAGGTAATGAAGTCAGGAATAACAACGGACGACCCACGCATTCTGCGATTATCGGAGGGTTTGGGAATGTAGTTGACTCGCCAAATGCAGCTATCGTAGGAGGGATAACAAGTACAGTGGCAGGGGAGTTTTCCGCTGTTCTTGTTGGTCAGAATAGCCAGGCGGCTGGTAATTTTGTCATAGTAATGGGCTCAGAGAATCAGTCTCTAGCTGGGACGCTAGCTAATGGCAGTAAGAATACCATTAGCGGCGGAAGGACTAATCTAATCGATAGTATTACCAACCCTGTTGGAAATGTTATTGCAGGCGGTGAAAACCATAGTGTATATGGATTATATTGCTCAGTAGGTGGTGGAATAGGTGCAAAAATAGGTGATGCAGCGGTAAACTCATCTTATGGAACTATCCCCGGAGGATTAAATAACACAGTAACAGCCGAAACAGCAGGATCAGTTCTTGGCGGAAGACTTAACCAGTCAGCGGCAGATTACAGCACAGTAACTGGTGGAAGAGAGAATGTTGCATCTGGCATCTATTCAGAGGCTAAAGGTTATCAAGCCGATGCTAGACTAGACGCTTTTGATACGATGGCGCATGGGTTCATAGCAACAGTAGGCGATGCTCAAACCTCAAGAGGTACAAGAAAAGCTCAAACAACAGACGGAACAGCTACGCCTACCCCGTCCTTGGTGATGCAGGATAACTCAACTTGGCGCTTTGAATGTGTAGTTGTAGCTCACAAAGTAGGGGGGACGCCTGCAAGTGCTTCATTTAAAATAGTTGGCCTAGTTCGTAGAGATGTAGGGGTTGGGACAGTTGCTTTTGTTGGTGTTCCAACTGTTACAAATGAGTTTGCAGATGCTACAGCAGCAACTTGGACAGCTACCGTTATAACCAATATATCAGCAGGAGCAATAAGAGCCGAGTTGACGGGTGAGGCGGGTAAAACTATTAATTGGGAGACTTACTGGACACTAGTCGAGACTGTAGGGTAGATGAAGCTAACCATATACAGAGACAATAGCGGCACTAGCTCAACCCTAGGCCGCTTATGCATTGGAGAGGGCTTATAAAGGCCTTTGGCTTCCATGATTATAATGGTAGCCATGCCTTATCTCCGCAGACTTTCTTGAACATATAGCTTCAAACTTATCCGCAAACCTGCCTAATGTTAACTTCTTATTGCGGTGGTTAATGTAGGCAACCCATTTTGAGGACTTAATATCCCAGCTAATACCAATAACGCCGGATTTATTTGTTTTAGGTAGCCTTCTATTTCTGCTATTTATCGAGGGGTCTGCCGCTCTTAAGTTCTCATATTTATTATTAAGTCCATTTCCATCAATATGATCTATTTGACTAGGGATTGACTCATTAAAATATAGCCAGATAAGCCTATGCTCCAAATACCCCTTAGAGTCTATTTTTATCCTTTTGTAGCTTTTCCCTGATTCCCCTATCTGAATTTTACCAGCTTGGCTTCCTGATTTTATGGAGTTAGATTTTTTAATTATCCAAAAAAGACTTCCTGCATTTGGGTTGTATTTTAATATTGATTTTAAGTATTCTTGATTCATTGGCACCACCAATTTAACCGGAAGGATTGAGCGGAGGCTAGACGGTTAACCTAGTGTTCGGGAGCAACCCCTATCCGCATATGATATTATACAGAAAAATAAACTTAAGGCATAAATAATGGGTGATATCAGTAAGAACTTCGACAGGTCGGAATTTGCTTGCTCGTGTGGCTGTAACTTTAATACTGTAGACGCAAAGCTAATAGAAATGGTTCAGGCTGCTAGAGAGCGATTTGGCCCTATTAGAATAAACTCTGCATGTAGATGTGAAACTCATAACAGGAAAGTAGGTGGCGCTGAGAATAGCCAGCATAAGCTTGGTAGAGCTGCTGATATAGTTCCGTTAACTCAAGCTGTAACGATTGATAGGTTGTTTAAGTTCTTTGATGAAAACTACTCAGAGAGCGGATTAGGGGCTTACAATACATTCCTACATGTTGATAGCCGTGGCTATAAGGCGAGATGGTAATGAGTCTATTAGACACGCTATTCGGTTCGAGCAAAGTAATCGAGAAAGGTACTGACATGCTAGATAATGCATTCTATACCGATCAAGAGAAGGCTGCTGGGCATATAAAGCTGTTAGGTGCCTATGAGCCGTTTAAGTTATCGCAAAGGCTTCTAGCGCTTTCTATCGTGCCTATGTGGGCTTTGTGTCACTTCATATGCTTCGGTATTTGGCTGGTTAATCCTGAATACAATCTAGATGCAGCCCTATTAATCCTGAATGGAAAAATAGGGATAGCTTCTAGCATTATTGTAGGATTTTACTTTGGTGGCGGTATGCTTAACTCGCTCAGGAAATAACACTTTGATAGAGGGACGCAAGCGCCCTTTATCGTTATGTTATTTTTTCACGCACTTATAGTCTCTTTTAAATTTCGTTCCGTATGTAAGGTGCATAAAAGATTTACCCGCAAATTGGCAGCTTTCAAAACTACTAAATTCTTGCGTGTAAACAGTCAGATTTATAACGGTCATTAATATATAGCTAGTCATCGTTTTCCCCTCTATCCGCCAAACACAACCTTCCAGCTATGTGCATTGATTGCGTTAAACAGTCTGGAACCAGTCCGAATAAGCTATCAACCCAAGATAGACCGTCCCACTTAAAAACATACTCTTTGCCATTATTGCCTATTAGCAAATAAAAACAGCCTTTCTCTATTTCCACTTCATTCTCCAAAAAATAACAAATAATTGAATTAGAGCCTCGCAAGGCTCGACCAAATTAATAACTGGGTTATGCCTACTCTTTCCACTCACAATAAACTTTAACCTCATCGCGCATTTCCGCTAAATCTCTAAAAGTTTCAACTGCATCTATTGATAGCCTTTCAACTTCCTTTTTCACCTCTTCCTCTGCTTTTTCTTTAAACTCAACAACCATGCGATTAACTATATTATTAGTCACATTTTCTTTTAGTGTAGCCAGCAACGATTCTTCCGTTATCTTTGCTATATTGTACTCATCTAATATTGCCATATTTATCTCTCCAATATACTTATAGTGCGCAGCATAACTAAGGGTTATGCCTTAGATATTCTCTTCAAAGCATTATTTAAACTATTCTCAGAAATGGTAATAGCAGCCTTTAACAGCTCTTTATCCATCTCTAAGTCTTTGATTCTATCTTCTAACTCTTGCCTGTTAGCCTTTTCAATCTTAGCAGACTGCTCTAATTGATTAACAATCCTGATAACCTGCTCAGGTGTGACATTCCCTTGATTATAAACAAACTGCCCTTTAGGGGCGGCTGAGTCCTTTCTATACCGTAACGTCAACGTGCTCACCTATGTACTTTTCTTGCGAATCCTTAATCCAGTCAAGCCTTTTAGATAAATCCATATCATCTAGCTTTGAACTATAAGTAATGCCTAGCTTAGATACTCGCTCACATTCTGCAAGTACCTTAGAAGATAGCTCAGGGTCAGGATTCATTATGGTGGTTCGCTTATCGCTTAAGCCTAAACCCCAAATATCACCTAGCTCTAACTCACCTATAACCTGCACTTTGCCAAGTCCATCTAGCTCTATAATCATTCCTGATTTCATTTTTTGCTCTCTCTCGGATTTACTGTTTCTAGTCTTCTTTCGCCTAAGTGTCTAGTTACAAGTATATTTTTATTGCCAGCATCTAGAAGGTAAAAGGTCTTATGCTCGGTATCTGCTAAATATTGAGCCTCTTCAATTGCTCCTAAGATATCAGTGAATATCATGGCAAACATACTCCGCAATATTATTCCTTAATGCTGACAGCGCCCCAGCACATGTACGGCCTATTCCACAGAAGTGCTTTTGATTTACTTTACTTAAAGCTATCCATTTACCGTTAATCTTCTTTATGCTCATCTTCATCTCTCCAGGTGAATAGCCACTATTACACGTTAATAGCATTGAAACAGTGGCAAGAACTACCAACATTTAAGGGTGTTGGTAGAATATGCTAGTTATGGGTTAATTAACTTAAAGCGCTTAGATACTTGTGGATGCGTTACATTGGTTGGTGTAACCCGTGTAGACTCTTTGGTTATGCGGTCAAACAACCGGGTGACATCGCCCTTATACCACACGACATAGGTGCCCCCATTTGCGTTCTCATGGGTGTTTCTTACTTGACCAGCAGGTCTAGGACCGTATTCACCTCGTAAAATCTCATCTACTGCCCAGCCTGGTATGCCATATTTACTATTAACCCGGTGCTTAGCTGCTGTTATACCTTCAGCATTGGCCGGGCACTCCATTAATATATTATTGTTCTGCCCCTTCTTAACCTCTTGAATCTCATCTTCTAGCCGGGCAACAGTTAAAGCGTGCTCATTCTGCTTTCTTTCAATCTCAACTAACCCGGTAGCCATGCCCGCAATTATCTCTAACTGGCTTAGTGGTTTAGCTGCTTGTGCCTCTAACTCCTGCCATCTATCCACAATGACTGCTGTGAATTCAGGCGAAAGCCTAGCAACTAACACAAGTGAGTCACGTTTATTAAAGTGAAATTCTTGGTATGCGTTCCCTTTGTGATGGAAAACAGACTCCGCCAATGGCGAGGTTAAAATTCGATCAGCTTCAAGCCTCCTAGCGGACTTCCTTACTGCATCGTGGCGGCTGCCAGTTAATTCAGCAATCTCTCGACTACTCATGGTTTTAATATTTGATTGGATTAGATTCATATAGTGCTCTTAGGGTTTGGGCGCTGGGCTTATAGTTGCAGTCGGACGGGTAACCTAAGAAAACCCCTACAACATGCCAGCATAACTTTTATCAGTGTCCGACTACCGATAGCCAAAGCATAGCAAACCTACAGCTAATTACTTATCTAAATATCCGATAGATAACCGCTAAACCTATCTAATAATTAAATACTTATAATCATACAGAAGTGTTGCACTCATAACTCAGTAGTGTATTATTACTACATCGAAACAAAACACACAAAAGGGCAGCAAAATGAAAAACTTAAACGAAATATTAAACATGTTAAATAACAAAATGGACTTCTTTATGATAAAGGCTTGCCTGGAGTCAATTGGATTTCAATGTAAAAGCATGTCAGCTAGAGGCTTAAAAATTGAGATTGAGACTCTTATTGCTCATGCAGAGCTAGAAGAAGAAGCACTAACAATAACTGCTTTTTAAGGCGGTTATTATGATTTATACAGAGTCCGAAATAGACGAGATTGTACTAAAAATAAAAGGGACATGGGTAAAGCGTAAAAATATGCGAAATAAACTAGAGAGAGAATCAAATAGTGATGTAATGGAAGAGATCGAGATATGCAAAGCTAAGATCAGGGATTTGCGTGCAATGGGCGCTAAAGAGCAGAGTTTACGCCACTGGTACGCAGAGATGACGAGATACGAATTAATGCTTTTGGGTAAATAGATATGACTAAAAGATATTGCGCATGGGGTGTGGATAGTTCATTTAGATTCAAATGGATGGCCGCTTTAGCTGGCTGGAATTTCAATAGGAAATTAAAATCAAAGGGGGAAGGCAATGAGCAGAGATGATACATACTCACTTATGGAAAAGAGCGAAAAATTCAAAACGCCACAAGAATTATTTATTAGATTAAACAATAGAGAGCCACATGTTGGTGATTTTTTGAGCTGCTATGTTCATTGTGGGATTACTGGAAAGAGCTTTTTAACTACATTAGACGCGGTGAAGAAATGGAAATAACACTATATAAAAGAAATAAAGTTAGCTTTAAATTTGTACAGTATGGCCTAGCATTGCCGTTTTTTAGGTTAGAAGTACCTAATATATCATTCTGCTACGGCAACCCATTAACATGTATAAAGAAAGCCCTCGATAAACTAGAAAAACATGAGATAGAAAACTTAAATGAAACAGGCTTCTGGATGAATGAGAAAGAGCTTTTAAATTTAAAAAATTCAGTAAGAGAGACAATTAAAAGTTTTTTGGCGGCAGAAGCACCACTTCTTCGGGATTTCAATAATGAAGAGGAAGAAGTTATCTATCACTGCGAGAACGCGATAAAGATGGATAGGGAGCGATTACATAAAAAAGCTAGAGAATTATGGCAATGACACTCAAACAACACATAGAAACCCACTACAAAGGCAATGCCGCAGCTTTTGCGCGTGATATTGGCCAAAGCCATACACAAGTGACAAGATGGCTTAAATACGGCTGCATCTGGCTTGACGGTCAGGTCTGGAAGCAGCAATCAAAACTTAGCCAGCAATAGCGGCACTAGGAGAGAGCAAGTGACACCATACACGCAAAAGCTAATAAGCCTAGGTAAGGCATACCCTAGAATGTCAGTAACAAACCTAGGCGTTCTGTTAGTCCTTTACGACCTAGGCAGAGCAACAGCTAATGAACTGGCTAAAATAACCAATAGTAAGCCTGTGATAGTTCGAGACCAGCTAGCCAGGTTTGAAGAGCGCGGGTTAACTGAAATAACCAGTACTGAAGGTAAGCGTGCACATCTATTAACATGTGACGCTAGAGCGATAATAAAAGGGGTTCTGCAATGAAAATGAGTGATGTGTTTGAAATGAATAGGGATATTGATATAGATGACTTTGAGCTATTTAATCTTGATGAAATGGCAGCAGCAGCCCATGCAATCAACTCACACGACAAGCTAGAAGCTGACAAGGTAGCGCTGGTTGAGGCTTTGGAGCTTGCTGAGTCGGCGATTAATATCTATGCAATTGATCTAGGTATTCCTGATGACACAGTGGGCAGGAATAAAATTAGAGAAGCACTAAAACAAGCCAAGGGGGATTTATGAGTATTAAAATATTACCTGACTGCATGATGCCAGACGGCGCAACCCCATGCAGAGGTTATCTAGAGCTTCAAACTGAAAACCAAGTACTACACGCCGAGCTAGAAGCTATGAGGGATAGATTAGGGAGCTTGGGCAGCCACAACCTTAAGCAAGGTATGATGCTCGCACAAATGGGTGTAGAGCCTGAAGGTTTAGCAAAGGTTAGTATTAATAAGATCAAGGCTGATGCGATACGGGGTTTAATAAGTGACATGCAGCCCTATCTGTTAGAGGAGGATGATGGCACGTTAATACTGCTTTATGAGAATCTACTAGAGCACGCCAACCAAGTGGAGAAAGGACAATGAATAAGCAAGACATTAAGCAGTGGTTAGATGATTACGGCAGTATAGATAGAGATTTAGCAACTCACATGCACGCATGCTTCAATGATCTACAGGGATGGGTGAGTGTTGATACAGACCCTAAAGAAAATTGCTCGTATATTGTAAACACCTTGGAGGACGGAGTTATTGAGCTTGAATTCTATAAGTGCCCAGAATATGGCAATTCAGATTGGTCTTGCCCAGTTACAAAAGATGAGGTTGGGGCCACAGTAACCCACTGGCGCCCAATGCCGCTACTACCAAGCGAGGGCGAATAGATGAAATTCATAGTAAGCTTATTTATCGCTAAACTGCCTGTCTTAGCTTGCATATGTATAGCCGGATTATTGGCCTTTAAGTCATTACATGGTTGGGGGTGGTTCTTATTTTTAGCGTGCTTGGTTGGGAGTAATTTAACTGTAAATGATGACAAGGTTGAAGGCGATGACACATAAAGAGATAGGCTGGGACGACATAGAACAATGCACACACTGTACAAGAGCGTTTGACGTGTCAGAGTTGGAGCAAGACCTACTAGGCGATTACACATGCTTAGAGTGTAAAGAAGCTAAAGAAATGATGGAGAGTGAAGAGTGAAATGGCTTAGAGAATTATTGTGCCGCCATAGCTGGTGTCAAGCAGGCACTCAAGGTACTGAAACAGAATATATTTGTAGAAAATGCTATAAGCATGAAAAAAGAAAGCTCGTAGACTTATATTAACCAACCGCCCCACTAGGGGCGTAAAGGAGAGAGATAGATGATTACAAGACATTACTTTTATAGCTTTAAGTGGAATCATATAGACGGTAATAATAGCTATTCATATGATACAGGGACTGCAGCCTATAAAAGCTGGCTCCCAAAAAGTGAGTATGTTTTCCATGAGATTAAATCTAGGTTTGTAAATAAAATACAGCCTAAATTTAAAGGCGGTTCTTTTGAGGCTATTTCCTTTAATAGAGTTTAAATACTAGGCCTAATATCTAACATATAACCCCCTTAGCCGCTTAACTGCGGTTTTTTGTGTCTGAAATAAGCGCCAATTATACCATATAGGCTTTTAATTGGTATTGAGGCTAAATAAGTGATTGCAATGTTAATACATATCAATATAATAGATTCGACATTAACAGTAGGAGAAAGTAATGACAGATAAGAAGCCAGAGAAGAAGATCACAACAATTCGACTAGGTGTTGATTTGCTTGGAAAGCTCAAGAAACAAGCTCAAGAAGAAGGTCGAAGTTTGAATAACTTGATTGAGCGAAAACTAACACAGGCATAAAAAAACCCTGCTGCAAACAGGGCTTAGTAAATCACACAATAACCAGAGTATATCATGCACTATTACAAGTTCAATATTGGGGATTATGCTAGTCACACACAGCATTTAGACCCCATTGAAGATATAGCTTATCGGCGGATGCTTGACTGGGTTTATCTTCATGAATCCCCTCTACCTGACTCACCAGAACAGATTGGCAGATTAATAAGAATGCGAACGCATAGCGAATGCATTGCGGTCGTATTGCGAGAGTTCTTTGTGCTTACTGATCATGGTTGGATGCAAGAAAAGGCAGATTCTGAAATACAGGCTTATAACGAGAAGAGCACTAAGGCAAAAGCAAGCGCAGCGGCTAGATGGGCTAAGAAGCCTATTAATGTGGATGCGAACGCATTACGACCGGATAGCGAACGCAATGCTAACCAAGAACCATTAAACACTAACCATAAACCAGTAACCATTAACCAAAAAGAATCCGTAGATTTTACTCCATTATGCTTTTCAGATGAGCAGCTAAAAGAAATGAAGCGAATCAGAAAGCAAAACAAAGGAGGCCCAATTACACAGAGAGTCATTAGTGGGCTAGCAAAAGAGTTTGAGAAAGCGGCTCAATTTGGAATGGGGCCGGAAGAGATATTAACCGAATGGGAGACTAGGAGCTGGAAATCATTCAAGGCCGACTGGTGTAAGCCTA